ACTCCCCTACAGGCCGGTACGTCCGCCGTTCCGCTTGCCCGTGCGCACAATCTCGTCACGTACCGTCGACGCAATCGCCTTGGCAAGGTTCTGCTCAGCGGTCACGTTTCCGGCAACGTGCACGTGCACGACCGGCTGAGCGCCACCACGCCACGTGTTCGGGTTGGCGTACTCAACCGACCTATCGGCGATCCGGCGCCGGTTGGGACGCACGTCAGCAAGCCGGTTGACGGCTGCCTGTACGTCCGCCGTGGTGTCGTCGACACCGAGGGCGAGACCCTTGCCGACCCACAGACCCTGAGCCCGGAACACCCGAGAGGGCGACTTGATACCTAGCGACTTCTTGAGTTGCTTGACCATCGCGTTGGCAATCTTCTTGATTGCCTTGGTGATGTCGCTTTCCTTCTTCTTGAGCCCATTGACGAGACCCTGAGCCGAGTCAATGCCCGCCTTGTAATAGTCCCCGGCAACCTTCTTGCCCAGCGCGTCACTCTGCTTACCGATCTGCGAATAGGCGCTATTGATCGCCTTGATATCCGCGCCGTTCGCGTTGAGTAGCGCCGTCGCCATCGGTCCGCCTTGCTCGGGACCGGCCTGAGCAATCTCATTGATGATGCCGTTACCAAAGCCCCGCTTATGCAGAGTGGCGAGATTCTGCCGGAACTTGATGATGTTGTGTAGCTTGCCCTTGAGCCGCGCGAGAATCGCACTCGGCGAGTTGTCCGCCCCGTCCTCGGTAGAGAACGAGTTGACGAACGAGCCGTAATCCTTGGCCTTGCTCGCCACGGACGAGGCCATATCAGAGCGAGCCTTCTTGAGGTCATCAAGCTTCTTGGTTGCGCTCTTTAGCTGCTTTGCAACCTTCTCGCGATCCTTGGCAAGCTTCGACAGCTTCTTGTTTTGCGCGCTGATGTACTTGTGCAGCGAGTCAGCGTGGCTACGCGAAATCTTGCCCGCACGGAACGCCTTGGTGACGAGGTCGGCGAGATGCTCACTCGTCTTCTTGACGCTCTTGACGCCACCGAGCATGCCGACCACGAGGCCGCGCGTAATCCACTTACCGATATCCGCCATGACACGCGAGGGCGACTTGATGCCCATTAGCTTTCGGATCGGCCCCGGGATGTGGTCAACGACTGCCTTTGCAGCGCCGAGGACGGCACCGAGGCTGTTCTTGATGCCTCGCACGAGGCCGCTGATGATGTCCTTACCGATCTGCACAAGCTTGCCGGGCAGCCCCCGGAAAAAGCCCGTGATCTTACTGGGGATCCCTCGGACCACTCCGGCAATGCGACTGCCCATACTGCTGACAGTCGAGCGCATGCCGGACCAACCGCGCGACCATATCCCCCGGAAGAACGAAACGCCACGGCCGATGATTCCCTGTATGGCGCCGGTCCAGCCGCTAACGCCACCCCGGATGAATCCAACGATGCTCGTGAACACGGAGCGAATACCGGCCCAACCGGCACGCCAAAGCCCGGCAACCTTGGCGATACCGCCGCGCATGATGCCGAATACCTTGCCGAAGATCCAAATCTTGAATGCGCCGACGATGAATTGCCAGATACCCGAGAATATCTGCTTTACGCCGGTCCAAGCCTTGGACCAATTGCCAGTGAAGATGCCGATAAAGATGTTGGCGACACCCTGAATGATGCTCAGCGCACCGGAGATCACGCCGATAATGCCGGACCACAGCCCCTTAAGGGTGCTGATCACAACCGGGCCTAGGAACTTCCAGAGGAACGCGAGAACGGGCGTCAGGAAGTTGATTACCGCAGCGATGGCCTGAAACACCGTCGTCACGACGTTACCGAACTTGGTAATGACCGGCTGCGCTTGCTGGAATGCCCACACGAGGAGCGGGGCAACCGTGCCCTTGATGAATCCGGCGAACCGCTGAATGGACGGCATGACGGCCTGGACAAATCCGATGGCAGCCGGGATTACCTTCTGTTCAATGACATCAACGATCGTCTTGAACACCGGGATTACCGCAGCGCCAACCGTCTTGAGCGCCGGAAGCACCTCAGTACGGAAGATGTTCACGAGCTGCATGACGACCGGCTGTAGCCGGTTGAAGTTGTCGCGCATCATCGGTATCAGCGTGCCAGACACGTACTGCCCGACCCGCTGTAGAACCGGCATAACCTGACCGCTGAACAGCGAGCGAATGCGCGCCACGATCGGGCCTATGGCTGCGCCTATTCGCTGAAATGTCGGCACCATGACCGTTGCGAGTGTTGACACACCCGACGTGATCTTAGGCAACACCGACTTGATGAGCGGGAAAAACGCCGTCATCATCTTGCCGAGTGCGATTTGAGCAGTGTCCTTTAGCGTCGACCACATGCCGGATACGCTGTTTGCCTGCTCTTTCATCATGCCGCCAAAGTCCTTGCGCATACCCTTACGCAGCGCTTTCATGGCGGTGTCAGCGCTAATGAGACCCTTCTCGCCGAGCTTCATGGTCTCGGGCACGGACTTGTGCAGGTAGTCAGCGAGGTACTGCCAGCCACGCACACCGTTTTCGGTGAGCTGTAGCATTTCCTGCCCCATGACGCGACCCTTGGCCTTGATCTGCCCCATGGCCAGTAGCACGCGCTGTAGGCGCTCAGGCTCGCCACCGAGGGCGGCCACGGCGTCACCAGCGTCCCTCAGGGTCGGGATCACTTCCTTGGCCTTAAAGCCCATGGCCATCATGCTTTGGCTGTACTTGATGACGTCCTGAGAAGAAAACGGGGTAGCCACCGCGAAAGCCTGTAGCTTCGCCAGGAACTCAGTCGCCTTTTTGGCACTGCCCAGCATCGTGGTAAAGCCAACCTGCGCGTTTTCCATTTGAACGGCCGTCTTGGTACCCCAGACCACCGCAGCACCGGCAGCCACGCCGAGCCCTAGCGCGGTTGCCTTGCCGAACTGAGCGAGACGGGACCCAAAGGCCCCGAACGCTCCCCCTAGGCCCCGGGAACGGCGCTGGAGATTGTCAGTCTCTCCAGCAACCGCACGTAGTGCCCGCTGAGCGCTCGCAGCGTTGCCCACAATGACAACGCGTAGAGTCCTAGAGTTCTCAGCCATATTGCGACTCCCTCGACGCTAGTTCCTCGCTCATGTACGAGGTGAAAGCCTGATATTCAGCGGCAGTCATCTGCCGAACGTCAGCGGGAGTCATCCGGTAAAACCGGCAGAACGCTGCCCGCTCTCTTAGGCGCTCTGCCCGTCGTCGTTTCCCTCCTCGTCGTCCGCCCCGACTAGCTCAAGGGCAGAGACGCGGACGCGTCGGGCGTCGTCGAGGGTGAACTCAGCGTTTTCGATGCGCTGAGTAATCCAGATCAGCGCCTTTAGCGCCTTGGTCGAAATCTGCGTTTCGAGAAGGGGACGGCCCTTCTCGTCAAGGACCTTCTGACCGTCCTCGTAAACCGCCTTGGGCTTTAGCGCGTCGTACAGGGGAACGCCCACGACGTCCTCAAAGTCCTCAAGGTCACCGATCGTCAGAACGTCGGGGTCAATACGCAGCGCAACAGTCTCGCTCATTCGGGGAAAGCCTCTCCGCTAATGCGGTCAATTGCCCGCATGTACTCGTTGATAAGTTCAGGACCCTTCTCACGGATGGAAGGGTGAAGGAAGTAACCGGGTCCGCCGTTCCAAGACATGAACTGATTTCCGCGCCACAGGCGGAAACCGCGCGCAATCTTGCCGGAACGGGTGCGCTTTCGAGCACCAAACTCAGCGCCTAGTGCGAACGGCACCCGTGCGGAACCCATGCGGACGGCAGCGTAATTCTGTGTCTTGGTAGCCCGTAGGCTGCGTGCCGCCGCTGATTGCTGCCGAGACAACCCACTAGCCTTGGCCTTGGCCGCCATGGCTAGTTTGTCGGCAACGTTGTAGTTGGCCTCTTTAACCTCTTGAGGGAACCGCTCCCCCACCGCAGCAAGGGCACGGGTGAACTGAGCCAACCCCTCGATGTTGGCTCCATAGCCATTCACAGGCATTGGCTCAGTCCTCCCTCAGCTCCCAAATTTGGGAGCTGCCTATTACGTCAGCGCCTTGTACGTGATGGTGACCGGCGAGGCGGTACCGTCAGTCAGGCAAACACCGCTCAGGTCAAGCCCGTTGACCTCTCGACCACCGCTGTTCGGCGAGCCCTCGTCGAATCGGGCGAACGGAATATCGACCTTGAGCTGAGAAAGGTCAGGACCGTCCCACGTAACCGAAATGACGCCCAGCGCACCCGCCGTAGTCGCAGCCGAGACACGCTGAGCCTGAGTCAGGTCAACGAACTCGCCCTTTAGAGAGAACTCATACTTACGTAGCGAGTCCTCAAGCGGCTCAGCCTTGACGCCACCGGTCTTGATGAAATACCGGTCAGTCTTAAGGCCGTTGTCACCCTTGATGCTGAAATCAGAGATGTTGAACTGCGAGCCGCCGACAGTCACCGTGCCACCCTGGAAGGTGAACAGCTTTGCAAGAGCCGGGTAAGTCGGCGTAGAGAGCGCGAGCGCACCCGCACCGGCACCCTGACTTTCAGTCGCAAAGTCGAGAGACAGGCTCAGCTGTAGAACCTCGTCAACAGCGTTGGAAAGCTCCCAGTCCTTGACCTTGCCGCCCGCGTAAGTGAACGGGTACAGGGTGCCGCCGGAGCCCCAACGGCCAACCTGCGTGGTAAAGGACTTTCCGTTAAGGTCGCCCACGGTGTACGTGTGCACGGTGAATCCGCCGCCCGGTGCAGCGTCGGAGAAACCGCCGAACATGTGCTTAAACCAGTGCGTGAAACCATCCGAGAGAACCTCAAGCTTGAGGTCACCCTCGGCACCCTTGGGGTTGACCGCGAATCGGTCGGAACGCAGCGCACGGCCGCCACCCGCCCGGATAGCTTCCGAGTCAATCCGCTCGTACTTACCGGCGATGCCCTCGGAGCGGTATTCGAAAAACTTGGTGACCGCAACGGCCGTGCCGTAGGTGACCTCGTCAACGGCACCAACATACTGATCGTGAATCGTAGCCACTACTTGGCCTCACCCTTCTTGGCCGTGACCTCACGCCAACCCTGCCGGATCAGCGACTCAGCAACAGCCTCGTCTATCTCGACCGGCTCACCCTTTGTGGCCGTGACCCCAATCGAGGGCACGTCAACAGCGCCGTACGGACCCTCATAAACAAGCGTCGCCACTCTTAAAGCCTCGCTTTCACACGTAGGACGCACTCAAACTGACCCTCGTACGCGCCGTCAGTTGGAAAGCTGACCAACTTCTTGGGCACAAAATCGCTAGTCACGACCGACGAGAGACCGAGCGACGGATTGGCCTTTAGGCCGTTCTCAATTCCGGCCGCCATGCGCTGAATCTCTAGCTCAACCTCCTCGGAAGTACCGGCGGATAGTTGGCAATTGAGGACCACGCTGACGCTGAAAGCCTCTTCTCGGGTCCGCAGCGTCGCCCACTGGGAATCGTCCCAATCAACGTCGCCCACGAACACCCAACGGCGCTCAGGGCCCCTCGTCGGGTAACCCCACGTGATCTGATAGCCGGATAGTTCAGGCTGCGCCTTGACGAGGTCACGCAACGCAGCCTTGACAGCAAGTGCATTGGTCGCCATCACGCCACCCCGAACACGTCGTTAACAATCCGGTACTTGTACCGGTTGAGAATCGCGTCAACGTCCGGGATACCGGTCTCATAGCCGTTGCGACCGGCCACGGCAAGAGTGAAGTTGCCACCCTCGGAAGCCACGAACGCCGTAGCCCGGTCCGGGATGCCCGAACGCTCAGCGGTCAGCAGTGAACGCAGCCTCAGGAGCCCCGCCCGCTTGATGTCATCCGGCGGATACGGCACGCCGTACTCAAGCGTGAGGGTGTACGTAACGCCCTCAGTGAACTCATAGGGCGCCTGTAGGACCCCGGAAGGGGAAAGTACCCATCCGGTCACTCCGAGGGCGTTAGAACCGTCACTGACGGCCGTCACGGCGGTCACATCGAACAGCGGCACAATGACCGTCTGCGATCCGTCACCGCTGAACTCAAATCGCCTCACTCGCCGCGTGAAGCTACGGCCGGTGATGGTTTGGAACTCGTCCTCAACCACTTCCCGGTAATGGCGGATGTCCCCCGCCGGAAACCTAGTTGCGTCGGCAAGGTCCATGTCCGACCCGCGCGCATCGGGCACGGTGAACAGGAAGCTACCGACTACCTCAAACGCCGTGCTATCGACGGCAGTTGAGCCACCGTCCCAAGTGACTGTGTAGGCACCGAGAGGCTTGACCGGTACGGACACACCCCACGTACCGGCAGTGTTGACGGCAGCACCGGTAAACACCGTTGCGCCGGAAGCATCCTGCACGGTCACAGTCACGGCCGAGGGCACCAAGACCGTTTCATCATCGAGAAACGTATGGGTCAGGCTGATAGCCCTACCGCTCAGAAACCGCACAGTGCCCCCTTACGCCGTCTTGCGAGCCCGGGTGACCTTACGGGTCTCGGGTGCTGCCGCTGACGCCCTCTCGGGCCCCTCAGGGCCTCCCACAGGCTCAGCGCGGTTGTCATTGACGAGCGACATAGCCAGACCAACGGGCAGCGTCACAACCGAACCCTCAGCGGGGAACGGGTCGCCGTCGAGTAGCCCCGGCACATGCTCAAGAATCTTGACTTTCACGTAATCCCTCCCAAGGGGGCGAGCAACTCCCAAATTTGGGAGCTGCCCACCCCTCGAACCGCTGATTAGGCGGTAACGGTCAGCGCCTTGACACTCGCGGTGTCGAACAGGTCGCCGGAACCGCGCCACGTGACCTTGAACGCCACGACGTCACGGTCAAAGCCGTACTCGTCGGAACGGACCACCCGCAGCGCCTTAGCCTGACGAATCAGGTACTTGGACGGGTCACCGTAAACCATGATCTTCGCGCCCGAACCGGTCGTAACAAAGTTCGGGTCCGTGATCAGCGGAGCACCTAGGAGGGTGTCAGGCTTGCCCGCGAGTAGCGACGGCTGCCACAGGTAACGGCCGGTCGAGTCCTTGAGCTTGCGCAGCGCAGCAACGGCCGTGTCACTGGTCATAAAGACAGCGTTACGGCGGTACGGCAGCAGTAGCGCATGCTGTAGGTCAATGAGGTTGTCAGCCGTGACACCCGCGAGGTTCGCGGAGTTCACAGCACCCGTCGAGCGGGTAACCCAGCCCCAAGGCTTGCCAGTGCCGTTACCAACCATCAGGTCAGTCATAACGGCGTCCGCCACAGCCTCACCCGCGTCATTCGCGAGGATGCCGAGGATGTCTAGGGCCGAGTCGTCGACGATTTCCTGAGTGGCCTCAACAATGATGCCGTACTTGTACGCACCAATGTTGGTCTTGGTCCAAGACTCGTCACTCTTGCCGTACGCGACGTTTTCCGCCTGCTGAGCGGCCGTCGGGCGACCGTTCTTGACGGGGTACTCAATCGTCTCGCCGCCGGACGTGGTCAGCGTGCGCGCGTAAGAGAAGAAGTCCGAGCGCACACGCATGGCCTCAATGACCTGAGCCGCAAACGTGGTCGGCTTGGTGTTACCGGCGTTACCGGCAGTGCCCGACGTTGCGGTACGGATGTCAAAGTCAACACCCTTGACCTCACCACGACCGATGGCGCGCAGTTCCTCGGCCTCGTCCCGGCCACCGCCCGCCGAACGGCCCTCAGCGCCGCTCAGAGCAGCTCCGGCACGCGCGGCAAGGGAACGAGCCTCCGCCTCACGCTCAGCGCGCTCAACGTAGTCACGGGCCTCAGCCTCGTACCGCTGAGCGTCAGCGTCCGCACGCTCAATGCGCTCACGCTTCTCAGCCTCAGACAGGGTGGCGTCATCGTTGATCGAGCGCAGCTCACCAACGATCCGGGCGCGCTCCTCAAGCGCGTCCTGAGCCTTCTTGGCGTAATCCATTAACAGGAACCTTTCACTTGGATTCGAGCGGCGACGTAAGGGCCGCGTATGCCGCCTTGGGATCGGTCGGCAGCGAATACACAGGGAGGAATAGGCGAGCCTCAGGCTTGGCCTCGTCCTCGCCCCGAATTACGGCCCGGATCGCTTCCGGCGAATCCAGCCGCGCAACAGAAATCCCGCGCTGTTCGGCAAGTAGCTCAAGCGCGCGGGAGCCAACTCCGGAAGTGGAGTCGGTGTAAGCCGGATAGGTCACCGGGCTCACGTCAAAGAGGGAAATCTTGCTCAGGGTGCGGAGCGGGAAACCGTCCTCGTCCTCGGCAAAGTCCTGACCGTCCGGCCCGGCAACCTTGAAACCAAACGAGGACTGACTCACGTCACCGCGCTGCATGGCCTCAGTGAGGTCACGGGCGTACGAGGTGTCAGGCATGTCAACCTCGTAATGCAGACCCTCGGAATCCTCCGAAAGCCTCAGCGTGCCCGACCGATTCCGGCCAAGCACGAGGTTGGGATCATGGTTGAACAGCGCGCGGATATCGTCCCGCCCGATGCTGTCCGAGGTGGCGCCCATAGCCACCCGCTCACGGAAA